TCAGGAATTATCTTCAACCCAATCCTGAACAATTATTCCCCAATTTTGTCCTGATTCTTCAGCTAGTTGTAAGTGAGTAAATTCTTTAACCCTTTGTAAAATATTCGCTTTTAGTGATTTTGTTGAATCAAAATTTTCCAAATAAGCATTTTCAACTTGCTCCACTTCATCCCAAAGTTTAAAAGCTGAATTTCCCAATTCACTCAACTTAATAACTTCATTATTTTCACCTAATCGATAATAGTAACCACTAGCTTTAATATTATTGTTATCAATTTCTATCCTGTCAATTACCAATCTGACAATAGCCATCACAAACCCTCGTTCATCAGGAACCTGTTTTTCAGAAGTCGTTTTTAGTTTATACATAGTTTTAAAATTTATTATAGTATTTATTATAGTTCGAATTAGATAAAGAAGCTAAATCCGGCATAACAGCACCTCCACCAACAATATCAGGTGTGTTTACTTTTATTTTTAATACTCTTGAAGAATTTCTCGGAGCAGCATAATAATAACCATTACAAAAAGCTCCTCCCCACCATTTATTTGCACTATTTCCAAAATCAGGATATACCATCCCTGTTAATGATTTTGCCGTATCTATTTTTAAGATTGTATTATTTGTATTTGGAACACCATACACAAACCCATCTAACCCTAAAAATACCCCTGAATATTTAGATTTATTAACAATATAATTACCCCCAATTAAAGTTGTTGTGTCTGTTGTAGGGTCTATTTTTAAAACTCTTCCAGAGTCAAAATATGGAATGCAATATATTTGTCCATTTAAAGCTAATTGCCCTCCACACCATTTAAAACTACCAGAATAGGTACTTCCTATTAAAGTTGTTGTATCTGTTGTAGGGTCTATTTTTAAAACTTGTGATGAACCTGAAGGCACACAATATATCATTCCATTAGTAGCCAAAACAGCTCCCTGCCATTTATTGCTACCAGAATAAGAACTACCTATTAATGTTGTTGTATCTGTTGTAGGGTCTATTTTTAGAACCTGTAACGAATCAGCAGGTAAACAATATATCATTCCATTAGTAGCCAAAACAGCTCCCTGCCATTTATTACCTCCTCCATATGCACTTCCTATTAAAGATGTAGTATCAGTTGTAGGATCTATTTTTAGAACTTGTGTAGCTGAGTAAGGTGCACAATATATCATACCATTTCCAGCCAAAACTCCATCAAAATACTTTAAGGAACTAGAATAAACACTTCCTATCAAAGATGTTGCATCTGTAGTAGGATCAATTTTTAACACTTGTGTAGCTAAAAATGGTACACAATATATCATTCCGTTCGCCGCTAATCTAGCCCCAATATACTTATCTGTAGAGGCATATGTCCCGCCTATTAAAGATGAAGAGAGTGTTTTTTTAGATCCGAATTCATAATGTACTATTGGATTCATATCTATGCATTTGAAATTCTTAAATAATCTGTTGTCCCTACACTTGCTATAGTAGCAGTTGAACCAACTGCACCATTAAATACATTTGTACCATCAACCTGAACCAAAGTTCTACCTGAACCTTGAACAAATGTTATAGCTCCAGTTCCATGCTTAACAAAAGACACTGTAATAGCTCCGTTTATAGTGTAATTAATATTATTAACGCCATTTTGAATTACTACATTTTTCCCATGTTGTGCAAATGAACCACTTCCTCCCACGGTTCCATTCGTAGAATTTGTAACATTTGTCGTAACAACTAGATCTATTTGCACAGGAATATCCCTAAAATCATTTATCTGTTTTTGCAATTTCCCGAATGCAGATAAAATAGTATCAGTTGCCGTTATTGGAGTTCCAATAGCAAACGAAATCCCCGTAAGAACATAAGACATAACTAAAGATAATGTTGAGTATTTATTTACCGCACCTTCAATCACATCATCAGTCGAAGCAATTAAACTAGGCAACTGACTCGGGTAAACACGCCCTTCAGAATCTAACCCTGCATAACCGTTCGGTATTCCCTTTTCTGACTTACTCTCTTTACCAATAAATAGTTCGTAATGTGCATTTGCATCTGTTCTATGTCCATCAAACTGTACCTTATCAGCCTTTCCGTTTAAGACAGTTGAGAGGTTTGAAATCGAAGCCTGGGGAATTGGTTCCTCTTTATGGAAAAACGATGTAAACGTTTGTTCAAATTGTGCCTGTGTCGGCTTTTTTCCAGTGCGGAACCAGCTTAAAATCGTATTTATGTTTGTAGCCATGATATCATCGATAATAATTAACCTAATAAATCTTTACAAACACCCCATATTTTTACAGCCATAGCAGGCTGGCCAATAGTTGTGTTTGGGTGAATCCAAACCCCAGATAATTGCTCTGTTGCTACGAAAGGCGTGTTATTTGTTAAACTGTATGCATCATCCGTATCTGCCAGATAAACTTTTTTACCATTTGCGGCTTCATCTGTTACCGCTGCTCTAATCTCAGCTCTATAGTTATTAGCTCTAGTTGCGTTCAATCCATTGGACTGAGTTATATTATTAATAACAATTGAACTATTAGGGTTAATTAAGAAAAACCTAGCACAGATATTTTTAAGGTTCTGTCTTATTGTTGCCAGTGCTGAGTCATCAGCGGCATCATTCATGCCTAGGTTGATAAATAAAATTTCTGATTTTATATTGTCAATCCTGCCTTGCTTAATCCACCAATCCCACTGGTTTGATGTCGTCCCGCCTTGTGCTATATTAACAAGTCTGATATCTTCGCCCTGTTCTTTAAATTGGTTTCTAATTATGAACGGCCATAATCCAATGTAGGAGTTATCAGGTTGTTTGTTTACCATTATAGAACCTAAATCGGATGTCACTCCACCAATTGAATCTCCAATTACCAACATAGTTTTTTCGGCACTATAATTAAAGTCATTAGTAATGTCGTATCCGTCAAAATCAATCATCCAACGCATACCCTTTGTTTTTGTGACAGGAGTAACTTCTGAATCTTGGGAACTCCTATCCCTGAAATAACTAATACTAATAGCATCACCGCATGGCAATACTATTGGATTTTCTAATAATTGAACTTCACCTCCGTTAGGATTTGATTGATATGTAACTCTACCGGAAATCATGCCATCTAAACCAATAACTCCATTATTCCCACTTGATGAATTTAGCACTTCTCTTCTGATGTAAGCCTGTGCAGTATAATCGAGTGAGCCATATAACTTTATACTGTTTACAACATAAGCCCTTCCTGTAGGTGTAAAAATATCCCTGCATAAATTATTACCGTATCTTAGAACATCAGGCATATTCTCTGGTTCTGAAGTCCACTTTTGGTAATTAGTTGAACCACTAGGGGAGCTGGTTGGTGTGGTCATTGCGGCCAAGTGATTAAATGCAAATCCTGGCATTAATCTGCTTTCATTTTTTAATGCTGATAAAATATTTATCACATCATCTTTACCTGTAACTTTTAATGCTAATCTCATTATTTTTAATTATAATTTTACATCACCTAATACAACATAACTCAACTGGCCATTGTAATAGATGTACATTGAAAACATGCCTCCATTGGTTTCGTCAGACTTGACATAATAGTTTACAATCAAATCATTATCAATATTTCCTATATCTTCCAGCATTAAGCTGTATGTTTCCGTATCTTTTCTTAAAATACTGGACTTATCTTCCTTTGAATCAAACATTGCCTTGTGCGCATTCGTATCGGTTCTATGCGCATCAAACTGCGCCTTTTCGGTTTTTGCATTCAATACTGTTGAAAGATTTGAAACCGACGCCTGGGGAATTGGTTCCTCCTTGTGCCAGAATGATGTCCACGACGCTGCAAATTGTTCCTGTGTCGGCTTTCGTCCGGTGCGAAACCAGCTTAAAATCGTATTTATGTTTGTAGCCATTTTTAAAAAGGAATTAATGCGTAAACAAAAGTTACGCTCTGTACTTGATTTTCCAGTTCTCTGATGTATAATTCAAAAGAAGTTGCTGCCGGTGCGCCATACGTCCAAATCAAATCATTGCTCGCATTCCAATCACTTGCATTGTTAACCTTTAGTGCGCCCAGAACCAAGTAATTTGAAGTTCCAACAGTAGGAAATGAAATTACATATCTCTGATCTGTGGCAGGGTTTCCAACGTTGTAAGACGAAACACGTAAAAAAGGGCTTGATAAAACTATTTTGTTTTTTATGAAAGCATCTGAGTTTGTGTCTGTAACATTCCAGTCACTTTGTACGTTTACTTCTGCTCCTTCCGCAATTGTAGCCAACTTGGCTTCAATTGTGGTCAACTTACTATTTACTGTGTCCTGGAATGCCTTAAGTGTTTTTGTTTGTGGGGGCCGAATAAAACTGCTCCATAACCATGAAGTTTCAGCAATTCCAAATGTCGCATATCTGATAGTTTGAACTGTCTTCACGGTTCCATTTTCAAAAGGTCTGTTTACATTTTCCTCAACAATAATTACTGTCGAATCTTCCGCAACATAACTCTCCCTAAAATCCAAAAGCTCTCCATTTATAAAAACACGCCCATCCTTGATTATTGTTCCCTCAATTTCGCAACCTGAAATAATAGTAAGATCACCGGCGATATACCCTAATGAGTTAAAAATGCTGTAGGCAGTTTCAAGCTCTTGCAATCTTTCGGTTTTTAGAGGAAATCCCCCTGTCTGATTAAAATTTGATCTATTCATCGATAAAAATATTGTAACGGCGAGCGCCTGCTTTATAAAATTTTACATGCGCATGTAAGGCATGAATTTGCGTATTGTAAAGAGATTCAGGAACAAAGACAATAAAGTCCAAACCTGTATCCGCTGTCTCTGATTCGGTTCTTAAAAAGGTTATTTCTGGTTCACTTTCTGTACTTAGAAATTTATCCTTCTGTTCCGCCTCAGTATAGATATAATAGGTTTCGTTTAACTGGCCATCGGTTATGTAAATACGCCTTGAGATTGGGTCAAACTTGTCATTGAGCGAGCCTTCCAAAGAACACACCTGGCCTGTATGTTCAAGTTTATAAATATTATCCTGGCGCCAAAGGCTCCACTTGTAATAGAGCGTACCCAACGGCTTTAACAAAATCTGACTAAATGCAGCCGTTGACGGTTTACGGAGCATCGTGGGCAGATTATCCAAAGCCAGGATATTCCAGTCAATTTTATACCACATAATTAATGTTATCAAAGTTTACTATTTCAAAATACCCGCTTTCGGCAATTTTTGAAATATTGATTGGCTGCGGTTGTCCATAACCTCCACTGTCTGGATTAATCCAAGCGCTTTGAGCGCTGAATAGTGTCGCATCTAAAACACCAGGAACAGCCTGAATTTTATCTACAAGCGCCGATAGTTTCAATTCTCCATTGAAATCAAGCTCTTTCATAAACTCCTGCAATGCATCTACAACCGGATTATTACCATCTAAAATGCTCATGCCATTTTGATCCAGAACCAAAGCGTCTCTTTTTATCTGCATGTTCAAATACAGCTGATCAGCACGATAATTTATAATTGTGATGTAAGTACCGGCTATCTTGATTCTTTTAAAGTAGTTCTCAATTGCTTCGATCTGTGCGGCATCTGTAAAGTTGGTCAACACTCCATTTTCTTCACCGGCAATTTTTACAATCAGCCTTGCTTGTTGATTATCAAAAACCTCGTTAACAGCAGCATACTTAATTATTTTTGAGTTCTCAATTTGTTCAGCATTTGCAGAACTGTTATCAAACTTATCTGTATCGCCTAAAAGGTTAAAACCGAACTGAAAACGTAACGCCATTGTGCGATACCAGGGAAGCCCTCCTGGCTTTTCATTTGCCAATCTTTCATCAACTTCCTTTGCATGTTGATCAAAGAAGGATTCGTGAATAAAGTGTGCGAGTGCCACAATTTCAAACCAGATGTTTTCAAGACTAACCAAAGAGAATTCCGATTCGAAGGATGCACCGATTGTGAAACCGTAAGTACTGGCTAAAGTTTCATTAGCCATAAACTGTGTTGTGATTTCGGATTTTATTTGAGTTTTTGTACGAGCCATTTATCTTACTATGAATGAATCTTCGATCACCATTGCGCCAATTCCCTCATCTGGAATTATTACAGCAGAATTTTCGTTTGTGATTCCTGTTGATATTTTCTTTTTAATCCCATTAAAAAACTGCGAAATTGCTAGGTCTTTTAAATCAGAGTTTGGTGTTTCCAATACATTCCCTGGTGAAAGTTTCTCAGTAATTGATACATTGTTTTTCAAAGCCCATTCAAATACAGTTTCGATATTTCCGTCTTCCTGAACAGAAATATCAGACAAGCTTTGTCCGGATATTATTATCATGGGTGTTCTTTTTTATATTTATCAAAGTCATTCTTTAAATTGAAATACTTTTTCTTCCAATCTTCCAGGGCTTTTCCCAGTTCGTCAATTTTAGAATTACAGGAGTTCAATTTTTCATCAAAAGTGGATTTAAGGTCTTGATACTTTTCTTCGTATCGGTTTTTTAAATCAGTCAAAGAATCTTGATACAAGTCTACAATGGTCTGTTGATTTGTAATTGCTTCTCTTTTACGGTTTGGAAACCAACCGATAAAACCGCCAAGAACTAACGTTATTATATTGTCTAGATAGGGCTGTATTAGTTCAAACATTAGATTATGGTTTTGATTTTGTTTTTTATTTCGCTGTAGTTTTTTCCATCTTTTTCAAGGTGAATTCTGGCTCTTCTTTCAAAGTCTGTTTTAGATGCATTTGCTTTCAACAATTGGATTATATCTGCGCCAAGAACCGGTTTTGATTTTAACTCACCTTGTGACATTTCTAAAATAATTGCGACTTCTTGCATCACAGAATCACCAACTTTGAGTTGTTTGCCTACTATTAACAAATCATTGTTATCATCTAATAAAATCCCTTTTCCTGACATACTTATTCTTTTATAATTCCGGTACCGGTTACAGCTCCACCCGTTGCCGAGGTTCCTGTGACTATTGTTTCTCTACCAATAACAAATAAACTTACTGCATCGGCAATTTTTAAGGATTGTCTCTTACGAGCCTCAGCAGGATCTACCGGAACATCGGAATCGTCATTAAAGGCCTTTTCTATCAGTTGAGCTAACTGTGCTTTTGTTATTGCTGGCATTTCTATTCAATTAAAACAGTGTTTAAACGTTGTTTAATTGCAGTCATAGCAGGTACATTTATCGATGTACCGTTGATTACAATTATTTTATTTATTTCGTCGATCATGTCGTTAAATACTTTTTTTAGGCTTTCATTTGACTGTTTAATAATGAATCCGTCCTCTTTGATTGTCAGTTCGCTGTCACCTCTTTTGAAAACAGTTTCTTCGACTTCATCAGCCGATACAAGAAAGTTGTTGGCAGAATTACCAATCGAACCTATTAAACATTTAGCGCCTATTTTGGGTTTGTGGTAATGATCACCAATACCTAAAAGAACATCATAATAATCGAGATCATCAATTTCGCCTGTAGCTGTCATTGTTTTGTTTTCCCAGTCAACATCTTTGACAACTGCCCAAACAGTCTGAACAGGAATGAGTTCTTTAATTTTTTGACCTAATAATTGGTTAAATTGTGTAACGCTCATTTTATGCTACTTTATCTCCTAATGTTATTTCCTGTCGCAATCCTGACGGGCTAAATTTCTTCACTACTTTTTCGATGTAATATTGTCCGTTACGATCTTTGTAAAGTGTACTTTTCAAATCAACCTTTAAACCATGTCTTACAGATGGAATCCCAAAAGCAGTAAATGAACCTTCAAACCTGTCTACTTTATATTTTTCATATTCTAGTTTCCCAAGTCTTTCAAGTTCTGCTTTCAATTCAATATTGTAAAATGTCAATTGACGCTCATTGCCGTCTTTATCTCCAATATTTTCAACTGTCACCTTTTTACCATTTGAAAGTGTTGATACAACTTTAATCCTAAGACTTATATCTTCTTTCTTTTTATAATTCAGAGAAGTTGAAACACAATTCCTTTCAAGGTCAAATTTTACAGGTCTGTATTCACTTTCATCGGCATAGTACTTACCACATACAACTGTTTTTCCTCTCATGTAAGAGTACAGTCCCCAATCACTTTGTAGTTTTTCCAAAACAGGACCAACTCCCGTTTTTGACAATCTAACCGCTCCTAGCTGTACACCTTCCAAAGCATCAATTTCATAACCTGGAATAATAGTTTCTAAAAGATTCTTAAGACTTACATTTTTTGATGAGAAGTTTACAGGTATCTTCCTAACATTAAACATTTCATCTTCAAACTTTATGACAACTGGAATATCTGCCGAAACTTCAGAAATGTATCCTACAAATTCCTTGTAGTTGTTTCCATCATAACCAAAATAAATTGTTATTGGATCACCTCTCCTAAAAACTTCTTTGACATTGTATTTATCGAAATAGCGAACATTTCTAGGTAAAATAATCTGACCTCTCGACGTCATTTCTTTCCAGGTACTTTCATATTCAATTTCAGTTACACGATTCATAACAATATCCTCTTTTCGATGGTCATTTTTATGAAATACTATTTTACAGGTTAATGTCATAATCATAGAACTAATATTATATCTTCATCACTGAATAATTGAAATTGAAAAGGTATAACACCATAACTTCCCTGTTGCAAATTGTCACTCCAATCAGATATTGCAACCCTAGAAATTCTCCTTTGTTCAAACAAGCCTCCACTAATATCAATTCCATCGGCTAGCTCTTCCCACTTAAGAAGCTGTTCTAATTGTTCATGAGCTGATTGGTTTGGTTCATCCAAACACAACCCTCTAACATCAATCACCCAGTCATCAAAACCATAAATTTCCTTTACAGTTCCATTATTACCTAAAAGATTGGTTCTGGTAATATTATGAGCTCTTCTAAAACTGAACATTGTTGCGGCTGGCAATTGAAAATCATTCATTTGAACCCTTTCAATTTCTCCGATTGCATTATATTTTTGATAACTCCTACCTAAGAACTTTGCTGAAAACATTATCGGTGTCCCCATCCAACTTACAGCATCTGGTTTATAGTATTCGGGCAATGTTTCAATTCCCTTATAGCTAAAAATTGCGGGTTTATCTTTTCTTTCCGTTTCTGTGATGTAAACCGGACTACTCAAACCAAATGCAGATTGAAACAACTTTGAAACATTATATTTTTTATCTGCCATTTTAACCTCCTAAATTTATAACCGCATCACGAAGACGATCATTGATGTGTCCCGTGATCTGATCTGCGATGTTTCGAATATTTTCACCTTTTCCAACACTAAAAGCATTGTTTACAGTAAGATTCATTACAATAGATTTAATGCCATTTGAACCTGAACCAACATTCAAACCGTCGCCGTCTTTACCTTTTTTACCTTTTTTTTCATCTGGGGCAATTGCTCCAAGTACATCAGGTTTTTTCTTTAAATAACTATTTACGCTTGTTTTTTGTTCTTTCTTTTCGGCTGGATTAGAAGTTTTCTCACCGCTTCCAATCAGATCGTTTTGTTTCCTAAAATCTTCAATCCATTTCGCACCGGTTCCTGCAAGATTCCCAAGACCAGGTATTTTAGAGAGAAGCTGCAAAAGTTGTTGAATAGGTTTTAGTAATGCGCCTAGAATGACCATTCCGATACGTTTTAAACCTCCTATAATCCCACCTGAAGAAAATGCTGATTCGATACTGTCCCAATGCTCCTTGAAACTCATTATCAAATTGATCAGCAATCCAAGTGGTCCGAGTACGACAGTCATAGCAGCTCCAAAATCATCATAGTAACTTATTGCAACGGCTATATAGGCAATCAAAGCAGCAATACCTGTTATTATAAGTCCAATAGGATTTGCATTCATGGCAACATTTAAAAGCCACTGTTGAACCGTTGCCGCTTTTGCTGCGATATTTTGAAACCAGGTCGCTTTTGTCAATGCTTGGTAAATTGGAATTAAACCGGCAACACCTTGAATAAGTGGTGAAAATTGTTGAGCATATATTCCAATATTCCCAAAGGCTTGACCCGCCCAGGTTTTAATATCAGAAAACCAGCCTTTGATTCCAGCGCCCGCCTGTTCAACACTGGGAAGTTTCGTGATATCCAAGTCCATCGTGCCCAGAGCATCTATAAACTCAGCTCCGGCATCTTCACCAGCTCCTTTAAATATGTCAGCGATTATGGCTTGTCTAGCTTGCGCTGTAGCTCCCTGCATTTTCGTGCTGATTAATTTGACAGCATCAAAAGTCGTTTTCCCAATTAAATCCTCTGGTTTGATGCCGATACCTCCCAAGGCCGAAACCTGTGCTTTTCCCATCTCACGAAGGGACAAATCAGCCTCCTTGATACTATCAATCGCTTTATCTGAGAATACACCATCTTTACCTGATTTAGCTATTAACGCGATAGCTTCTGATTGATCTAAACCTAATTGTCTTATAACAGGTTGATATTCCTTTAACTGATCGATAAAGTCCCCATTTGCATTTGCCCCTTTTTTGTAGCCCTCTTCGATAAGCTTTAAGTTTTCTTCAAAACTTCCGCCGTTCTGCTTTGTCATGGCGTTAGCTGCTTTTGCAATTTCTTGCGCGTCTTCATTATAAACATCCGCAATGTTTCTTGATCGTCTAACAAATTCGTCAAGAGCATCGCCTGTTAAATCAGTCATTCTTTGAACTTCTACTGTCAGGTTTTGGACATCAACATTAAAATCAAGACCGTCGGTAGCTTTTTGAATAAGCTCGACACCTTGATTTATTCCGGTTGCCAAATCAGTCCATTTTTGCGCCTGTTGGGCAAATTTATCGACTTGATCTTGCAGGTCTTTTATGTCCTCCTCAGCTCCTTGTAAGGCCTTTCGATAACCTTCAACTTTTGCCTTTGCCTTATCATAAGCTGCATTGGCTTTTTGCTGTTCCGCCCAGGAATCACTTTTTTTTGCTTTCTCTAGTTCCTTAAGTTCGTTTTCTACCTGTTGGATAGATTTTTGAAGCTCTTTGTAATACTCCTTTGATTTTTGAAGCGCAATTTTTGTGTCTTTTTCAGATAATTTAACAGTGTCGCTGACTTCCTCTAAACTATCAGTCATTTTGCCTAACGACTTCATCACGTCCTTCACCGGCTTGGTGATGTGATCAACAAAATCTAATATCCATGATGTAGTAGTGTCCACTTTAAATTATTTCTTTTTACTATTGATTTGCTTGAATACTTCGTTTACCACTTCAACTAATACTTTTCTAAAAGTATTTTCAAGTAGGGTCTCCTGAGATTTTTGATTAAGACGGTTTACATATACCCAATCTTGGAAGTACTTCGACCATTCTTTATCTCCAAGCTCTTCGGGATTTTTATTGAATTTAACACGGATAATTGCATTAATTTTACTAATCCAATTATCCGAGTCATCTTCGTCCTCAGGGTTTAACCAAAACCCGTCTAAATCTTTTTTATCTCAGACTTTTTAGCTCTTACCAGCTTAGAAATTTCAGTTAAAAGTTTGGTGTAGATTGCTCCATCATGTTCGAAAGCGTCTTTATCACCTTCCAAAACACAGCCAAGCATCAACTTTTGAATGCTGGTGATGTTTTTTTTATCGCCTTTTGAGCTTTCCTCTGCGATGGCCTGTAATACAGCTCTAGAAGGCTTCTTTACCAAATAAACAAACTCTTCTAGATCGTCGGTTAAAACAGATATCTCACGCAGATTCCTTCTACCGCCACATTTCGCAGCATGAGCGTTTATTTGATCTTCATCAAAAGGTTTGATAATTTCAAGGGGAATCAATGTTTTATTATCGTCTTGGTTAGTATCGTTTTCGCTTTGTAAATTTTCCATTAGATTACGTTGTATTCAATATGAGAAATAATTAATGTGTACTCCGTGGCGATTGTTCCGTCACCTTGTGAAACTTCCACACCGTCATTGGTAAATTCACAGTTACGGATACGATCCCTGGTAATTACACCGTCCGGTTTGGCATAGTCTACAGTAATATCAAAAGAGGCGATATCCTGTATTCTTTTTCCCTTAGGAAGAGAGGCGCGCAATGCATCCGCTTCCTCCTTATACAAGGTGATTGAAGCCTCAGCTTCATAATCGGTTACTGATCTTCCGATTGGATATAAACCGCCTCCTTTTACATTTTCTTTTGTAACAGTATCGTTATATTTCAATTGTGTGATGCCTTCTACATCACGCCCTAGCATGTTGACAGTAATGGAGTTCCATCCCTGCATTGTACCAAATTTGTTTATTACTGTTGGTGTGGCCATGTTAAATATTGTTAGTTAAACCAACTGCAAGCTCAAATTCGTGAACAATACCATCCATGACGATAGTAGCCTTAACTTTCGCTGGTGCCGTGTCGGTTACAATTTGTTTATCGTTAATAAAAATTTCGAATCCGCTTATTTCATCGTCAATAACCATCCTTTCGACTGCTTTGTTAACTAAAGACATCCATCGTCCGACTGTTGTTGGAGCGATGAAGCCCGTTTCCGGATCTTTCTTAACACGTCCTTTTACTTCTGGTAAAAGCGTGGTTCTAATAATCCTTGCGGCTTTGTTCCAGGTGCGGTTGTTCTCGATAAAAGAAAAGTCAGATTCTCGTGCTACACATGTATATGAGTTCACAAAGAAAAATCCTGCATAACCTTCATATCCTGCTGCAATGATGTAGCCTTTCGCCAGGATAGCATTTAAAGCACTTTTTTCTATTGAATCCACAGTATTTCCAGTTGGCAAAAATGCTTCAAGCCATGCTCCTCTCTTTTCGTTTGTAAGCGGAAAATCCTGAGTACCTCGTTTATCCAGCGGTTTGTTTTCAATATTTACCGAACCTAGGTTTTCGTTTATTTTTCTAGCTGCCAACATTCCCAATGCTGATCCTATACGGATAATTCCAGAATCATCTGAACATGCAGCACAAACAGAAACATTTGGAGCATCTAGAGTAAACAAATCCTGTGTGAAGTTTGGCAGATTGTTAATACCTATAATCGCAAAATCAAGCAATCTGTTCTCAATAGAAAATTCATTAATGATTGTTTGCTGGGCATTTACCGTAGGAACCAGATTTGGCGTGTCTTCGTCGTAATCAACTGCAAAACCGTAACCTTTAATCTCTTTGTTGTGATTGATAAAGTTTTTTAAATCTGCTTTAGCTGTTTTGTTAAAAAGATAAAGGGTAGCGTCTGGTGCCAAATCAAAAAACTCAGCTATGTCCTCATGAAGTTTACAATCGTTGTTAGCATCAAAACTGGCATTAATTCCTATAACTTCCGCTTCGTAAAGCGATGTCAAAATGATACCTTTACCGGAATTGTTAACGGCTGTAGCGATATCGCCCACCGGTATAAAATCACAGATAATTGCTAAATGGTTATCTGTGCCAATTGCAAGACGACCTAAGCCACCTTGCAATTTTTCTGTAACTACTCCTGATAATCTTCCCATTACTCCTGAGGTTTAGTAAGTTCAGCCGTCTTGTTTTCTACTGCTTTTATAACAGTTGATCTAGTGTCGGCTTTAAATGGTTCCAAAGCTTCCAGCGTTTCCACTAATGCAATTGCTTTTATTGCTTCTTCCGCTGAGAGCTTGATGCCGGTTTTGTCTTTTTTGGAATCGTCACCAACTGCTGCGATAGGACGCTCAATTGGCAATACTCGGCCTTTTTCACCGGCGTGAATATCAGCGCGGTTTCTTTGAAGAAAGATGTTACCGTCAACCGTTGCAAACACTTCGTTTGCATCTGGGTATTGTGTAAAAACTTTACTTGCTAATTCCTTTAATTCGTCTTCTGAATATGTTGTTTTCATAGGTCTATTTTTGAACGCCGTAAAGCGCTATCTTTTTTTTAATAATCCATATTGTCAACCAAACTGCGATCAGCAGTAAGCTTATCTTTCCAAGTATTATGAAAAACTTTTCCAAGAAAGTAAGCTCATGTTCTATGTATACAGGTGTTGGTTTTAATGTGGTTTTAGTGATTTGTTTTGATTTCCATTGAGCTAACAATTTTTGAAGTTCAGCTTTACAATCGATGGTTAGCACATTGTCTCTAATAGTTACTTTAGGTGCTTTTAGATTCTTTCCAGGTGAAGAGTTTTTTACCTCTTTTTGGACAACTTTACCGTTTCTGCATTCCAATAGAGCTTTATAAAAACTACTATCAGCTTCTATTTCAAAAACTGTATCGTGAACCGTTTCTGTAACCGTTTCAATGTATTTTTCGGTTAATATTGTGGGCTTAGAAGTTTTACATGCACTTAAACAAGTTGCTGCAAACAGGAAGAACCCAATTGTTTTAATTCTGTTTTTATTCAACATCAGGCTTCGTTTGTGGATATTTCACCGGTTGGACTTAATTGTATTTTGCGGACATTCGCAGGTTGTGACACCTTCCAATCACAGCGTCTTATGGCTGTGCATCTTGATTTTTGAATTCGCACAACGTTAACTTTGTTGGATTGATTACCTCCTAAGACATGATAATATGATGCATCTTCACCAACATAAAAACCAACATGATTGCCACCTGGTCTTGTAAAAACTAAAACATCTCCAAGCATGGCCTGAGTTTGTTTAGTTCCAAATTTCCCCCAATTTGCCGCCCAAAGTGGTTTATCAACTGGCACAAATCCAGCATCCTTAACAACTTTGGCTACAAACAAACCACACCAGGGAATTTCATCGTTTATATATTCTTTCAATCCAAGTTCCTTCGCCCATCCCATTATAACAGGGTTGTTCTTTGCGCCAACAATTTCCGCAACACCGTCGTGTTTTATGGCTTCGACAATAACTTTTGGTGAAAGCTCCTTTTCTAAATAATTGTATTGTTTTTGTTTCATAATTTCAGAACCCCATTGGGTGCAGTCGAGGCGCAGTGCCTTCGACTGCCATTTTTAGTTTAGACTTTGCCTGAAATAATTGCTCCAGAACCTTCAACACCGTAGGCAACGATGATATGGTATAATCTGAAACCAATTGTATTTTCTCTTAATTCTGGTTGTTCTTCCGCTGAAAGGGCATAACGTTTAATTGTCCCAGTCGCTTTTGCAGTACTTCCTTTATGGAATACTACGGAAGATCGTCGTCCTACTGTTGTGCTTCCAAATGGTAATTTTGTTGCTGCGTTTGTATTGTATTCTGGTGTTGTTGAATCTTCATAAATTATGAAACCATAGTACTTTTTAGAAATAGCACCTTCAGTATGGTTATGATATTGTGTAGAGAATTTTTTATCTTCTGCAAGCAAATCTGAAACGTGATCGTCTGACAAAACCAAAACACGGCCTTTTTTATCAATACCTGCTTTATTCTGCTTTGTTTGCAATCTTCTAAGATCACCCGTAGTCAGCATTTTTCTACCTGTTCCATCATCTGCTCCAGTCGTTTCAATTACATATAAATTATTAGCTTCATCATTTGCCTGTGGAGCAAGACCCCATAAACCATATTCTAATGTAGTATCTTCTAATGTCTCACGATGTTGTTCCTGTACATCAGATGTTTTTTCATAAGGCAAAGCATATAATTCATCATCAGTAACAATTGTATTCTCTGTATCGAACTTATGAAGAGAAACAATTACATGGCTGTCATCTCTTTCGTTCTTTACAATAGGATAATTAGTATTATCAATTAACACTTTAGGCGCGGCACCACGTTTTGGGATTTTAATAGTATCCTGGTTTACCCAATTTTGCTTTGATTTAATTTCAGTTACCCAAGTGTGTTCATGGCGTAACTGTTTTAGCATTTCTTTCTCAGCAGTTGAGTTTTTAAGCTGTCCGACACCGGCAACGACTCCGGCTATTTGAACTCCTTCGATTGTTGTAATATTAGTAGCGTGAGCTACAACCGTCGCTACCAAACATAACAGCGACAGAAAAAATAATTTTGTTGAATTTTTCATGTATTTAAATTGTGTTTAATTTGTGTTTAAAAAGAGTTTAAGAACCGAAGTAGTCAGCTTCTAATTTTGCAAATGCTTCTGGTTCCTCAATCATCATTTTTTCTAGAGCTTTGACGTCCTTGTTTTGATAATCTTCTAAAGTCCAATTCTTTCTACTCTCAGATGTGTTTTTACCATTTTCAAAACTTGCTGAAGGTTTTACAAGCGCAGGCATTGAACTTAGAATTGCTTTTGTACCATCCAAGTCTGCAACTGCGAACTTGATATACTGATCTCGTACGTCAGCAGTAATCTTTTTATCGGTAATGATTGCCTTGTCTACAAGTTCTTCAGCTTGCTTTTGTATCGAAGCTGTTTTTTCATTTTTTAAGCCGTCAACTTCACCCGCTTTTTCACTTGCTTTTTCTGCTGCAGCAAGGATTTGCTCATCAGTTGCGTCAGCGGGTAACTTTAGCGCAGCAAGGAGCTCATTTCTGTTTTTCATGTTGTTTTCTTTTTTAGAATTTACGTTCGGAATTTTGGGAGCACCACAGGCAATAAACATTGCCTTGTGGTCTTCGGTGATCTTTTCTTTTTTAGGTGAAATTGAAGTGATAAAACCCTGGTCTTTTGCTTCCTGTGCGGATAACCAAACATCACCTTTTGACCATCTTGATTCGATTTCGTCCTCTGATAATCCTGTTTTGTCAGCGTAAGCCTTTCTATACTGAGCGGTTAGGTTTTGAAGTAGTTTAAGATCAGCTGCAACTTTATCCTCATTTCCCTGAATACTTCCCATTGGTTTATGGTACATGTACTGCCCGTTTTCGGCCATTTCGAAGGTGTCACAAATTAAAGCAAGGTAAGAACCGGCTGAGGCAACCAGAGCGCCTCCAAATCCTGTAACTGTACCTGAGAACCTTTTAATCTCGTTTGTAATCTCATTAGCTTCGAAAACAGAACCACCAGGTGTATTGATGTAAAGTTTTACATCCTTAATGCCTTTTGCTATTAAATCATCGATCTGTCTTTTAAACTCCTGTGCTGAGTTCTGCCATTGATGAATTACACCGCTGATTTTTATTTCAGCTGTATTGTCTTTTGCTTCCGCTGTTATTGACAACGGATATTTTGCAGACATAGCAACCACATCAAAGCCACCAAAAGCGATAAATAGTGCAGCCGTTAAAATGGGTAATAATCTTCTTTTCATCTAAAAAAAAATTGAATTCCTGTGTTTTGAGATGGCAAAGATTTATCGAAAAAAAGAGCTAAAAAAATCAGCGTACCGTTTTAGTAACTATATGTTACTAAAATAATTACGCGTAAAAACTGATTTAGAACGGTAGTTTTTTTTTGCCTTAATAAGTAGCCAATTTTGCCAGATAAATAACAGAATAATGGCAAAGGATAAAGAGAGAGAAGTAGCCCGAAAATTGTTTATAGAACTGAATAGAAGCCAAAAAGACATTGCTCTTGATTTGGGTCTAACCGAAAAAACTGTAGGTATCTGGGTAAAAGAAGGTAATTGGAAATCTGAGCGTACGGCTTTAGTAAACAATACACAAAACAGAGCTGAAAAGTTTAAAGCAGTTTTGGAAGACTTGGCAGATGAGCAATTAATGATTTCACAAAAAATCAAAGATGCGGAAGCTGTTGGAGATTTCAAGGAAGCAGCGGTTTTAAGAAAAACTGCAACATCGATTGCCGATCAGGTCGGTAAATTTCAAAAGGCTCTTGAAAAACTTGACAAAGATTTCAAGATATCACTTTCAACACGATTAGAGATTGTTGCTGAACTTTTTGAATCAATGCAGGATTACGACAAATCCTTATATGTAAGTTCTCTCGATTTCCAGCGCTACTATATACAATCAATAGCTAAATAATTATGAAAAACAGAATCAAACTGGGTTCAAAACCACAAAACAAATCCTTTCTTTTTAAAAGGATTTTAAGTCTTATGATGAATCGCGCGGGCTTTAAGCAATACTGCCTTGAAATCGGGGTGTATCTACTAAAAAAGGGGGTTGGGTACGATATAGGTCAAATCCTCCAACATAAGCACTTACATGAAAAGACCTACCGCGTTAAAGTGGTTACCGGCATTTTCTACAATTTTAAAGACAACAAAATTACCCATACAGCTGAAAACAGAATTATAAAAGGCAAGTAATGAAAAGAGAGGATAAAGAAAGTATTGAACGATATCTTAAGAAAATTGCTCTCATTCAATCCTCTGGAAAAGCCTTTTTTAAATTCGAGACACCGGAAGAACGTAAACAAAACATAGCCAGAGCAAAAAAAGATATAAAATATTGTGTTGAACGATATTTCCCGCACTATGCAACTGCCGAATGCGCACCCTTTCAAATCTACTGGGCAAACAAGGTATTAAAAGACCCAGGTTTTACTGGTTTTGCAAAATGGGGTCGAGGTTTGGCTAAATCAGTTTGGAACAACGTAATTATTCCTTTCTGGATTTGGTTGAATGAAGGCGATAATTATTTTGTATTAATTTCTGTATCAGAAAAAAGAGCTGTAAGGCTTCTCGAAGATATCAGAGCGGAATTTGAAGCGAATCCCCAAATCATAGCAGATTTTGGAGAACAAAAAAATCTTGGAAGCTGGGACGAAACTTTGTGGGTTACCAAAAGCGGTTTTATTGGGCAAGCTTTAGGTTTTGGACAAAGCTGTCGTGGCTTACGTGTTGGGGCAAAAAGACCTAAACAATACAATATTGATGATCTTGAAACAAAGCAGACCATTAAAAATGAAAAGCGCCAGGATGAAATGGTCGAGTATGTCGAAGAAGAACTTTTGCCATCTATGGACGGTGAAGCGGAAAGGCTTACTATTTCCAACAACTGGTTTGCACCAAAAATGTTTGTTAAAACTTTATCTGCCAAGCACCCTGATTGGTTTGTACACGAGGTTAAAGCTTACGACAAAGTAACCTATGAAGCTACATGGACAAGTAAGTATAAACCTGGTTACTATAAACGCAAAGAACAAAAGATGGGTATTTCTGCCGCTCACGCAGAATACAACCATGAACCCAAATTAAAGGGAGGCAAACACTTTAAATCTGAATATATTCAATGGAAGAAATTACCTCGAATTGATCATTTTAAAGTCATTACTGGCCATTGGGATATTGCTTACGCAGGAAACGACACATCAGATTATAATGCTGTAAGGGTTTGGGGACTTAAGGACATGGACTTTTCATTAATTGATTGTTTTGTCAAGCAGACAAAGATGGCTCCAGCTGTAAAGTGGATGTGTGATTATCAGAAAAGCTTACCAAATGGGGTTGTCGTCCTATGGCGTGCAGAATCTCAATTTTGGAATGATGAAGTAAAGAGAACTATTAGTGAAGTTCAAGTAGAAGAAGGTGTCACACTTAACATAACACTTGTCTATAATAAACGTAAAAAATATGATAAGATATTGTTTGAGCTTGAAAGCCGATATCAGAACGGACGTATCTACTATAATGAAAAATTAAAAAGCCATGCAGATACAGAAGTCGGCCTGCAACAATTGTATGGTATTGAACCAGGATACACTGGTAAAGATGATTCACCAGATGCAGATGCCGAAGCAATTGGATTTTTATCAAAGCATATTGCCGTCACAGGTTCAGGTTCCGGTCAATATCAAAGTGGGAATTATAAACCATCTAATAATGTAATATAATCATGATATATATTGAAAAAGACGACTTAGTAACTGATACTTACGAGCGCTTTATTGACGAAAGCACTAAAGATAAACCAGGAACAATTGATAAAACCGAATTAAAAACAATCGAATTTGTCAAGACAACTATCGGAACCAGGTATAACGTTGATTTGATCTTTGCGGCTGGACAACCAATAAAAAACGAAATGTTGATTCAAATTATATCTAGAATCGTTGCATATCGATTAATTAAAAGAAATGCTTCTCGAAAAGTTCCTACTGATTTTAAAGAAGATTATGACGAGGCTATTGAGTGGTTAAATGATATCTCAATAGGCAAACTAAAACTTAAAGGTCTACCACTTCCAGTCGATGAAAATGGAACACCCACAAATAGTACAGCCCTTTGGGGAAATAATTCAAATCCGAATTTTTATATATGAAAAATTTCTTTTTACAAACATATCAAACCGTTGAAAAGTTCGTTATAGAAAATGCGAATTATGACACTTTAAGAGTGGCTGCGGTTTCAAAATCTCAAAAAAAATCAATCTCCAGTCAGCTTCAGTATGAATCTGAATCGATGCAGCGACAAACTTTAAAGGAATGGACATCTGCCATTAATGCTGCAACCGATCCAGAAAATCCAGACAGAACAGGATTAGAAGCACTATACAAAAATTTAATGCTTGATAACCACTTGGCATCAATTATCGATAGTAGAATTCTATTTTGTCAACGTTCGTCATTTAAGATAGTTAATGAAAAAGGCGATGAAAATTTAGATGTTTCGTGGTTATTTGAAAGAACATGGTTTGAAGAGTTCATAAAACTTGTTTTAATGAAGCGCTTTGAAGGCACTAAGTTGATTGAATTATTTGATATTAATCCCGAAACAGCTGAATTAAGTACTGTTGATGAAATTGAAATGTCCCACTTTATACCTCATAAGGGATTAATAACTAAAGCATCTGGTGACAGCAACGGATGGCTGTATAAAGAAGGTGCTTACAAACCTTTTTATATTCAAGTTGGAAAAGACAAAGAATTAGGTATGCTTGCTCAAATGGCACCTATAATCTTGGCTAAGAAACTAGGCCTTGGTTCCTGGCTTGATTTTATTGAAAAATATGGTGTACCAGCATTGTTTATTACTACAGATCGTGAGGACGATCAGAGACTAAAAGAATTGTTCGAAGCTGCTAGTAACTTTAAAGGAAACGGTTTCATGGTTGGGCGTGGGAATGAAAAGTTTGAGATTGGAAAAAGTGAAGGCGGAAACGCAGATAACTTTGACAAGCTGGTTGAACGCGCAAACAGTGAAATGTCAAAACGTATTTTGGGAGGTTCAGGTTTAACAGATGAAAAAAGCTTTGTAGGCAGTTCAGAAATACAATTTCGTTTAGCAAAAGATCGTTTCGAAAGTGATAAACTATTGGTGAAAAATATCATTAACGAACAACTTATTCCGCGCTTGATAAAACTAAGCCCGGTTTATTCAGTGTTGCAAGGTCACTATTTTGAATGGGATAATACTACAACGCAGACTCCTAAAGAAGTAGCTGAGATATTAGCTATTTTGGCGGATCTTTTCGAGCTTGACCCAGAAGAAGTAAGCCAAAAAACAGGCTTCAAAATATTAGGTCAAAAAAGCAATGTACTTCCTACTTCTGAGCCAACAGAAGAGGATAAAAAAAAAAGCTTGATAAAGAAGTAACTGCAATCTACAATGATATACAAGCTACTTATCACGCAGAGGATTGTGGTTGTCAATCATGTATGACTGATAATTTCGCGGCTGTAGATTTAAGCAGTTATGATACTTTAATTGATAAAATAGCGCATGACCTGCATTCAGGAAAACTAAAGCCAGAACTTTTAAATCAAGAACTGATATCTAAAACATACAATGATTTAGCTTCCGGTGCTAAGGTTGGTTATGGTAAAAAATGGGATACATTCCCTGGTGACGGAAAAGGGTCTTTACCTAACGAACTTAAAAAGAATTTATATGTCTTTTCTGGTGCAAAATCCTACGCTCAATTAGAGGACTTAAATCGTTTACTTTATGACCAAAACGGTAAAATAAGACCTTTTAATGAGTTTTCAGTTTATGCCAAAAAGAACAACAGGGAGTACAATGTGAACTTTTTGCAATCTGAATATCAAACGGCTCTGACTGCGGCGCAAATGGCGCAAAAATGGGAAAAATTACAAGAAACAAAAGACCTTTTTCCAAATCTTAAATATAGAAGTGTTGGAGATAATCGAGTACGTCCAGAACATGAAAAGTTAAACGGGATAATCAGACCTATTGACGATCCTTTTTGGTCTAAATATTATCCTCCTTTGGACTGGCGCTGTCGATGTGATGTTGTCGCAACTGCTGAGGATACAACGGGCAAAGATGATGATGATTTACCAGAACCAACTTTTAAAGGTAATGTAGGAAAAGATAAAGAGATTTTCACAAAGAAAGGTTCGTTTTTTAAACTTTTAAATACAAGTAAAAATGCTACACGAAACGTTGAATTGTCAAAATTAAATGCTCCAACTGAAACTGTATTCAAAGCTAAAAACGGTAAAAAAGTTGAAGCGAGTATTTATGCACATGAAACCGATCTACAAGATAACATAGCTATTGGAAAAATTATAGCCGATCAGTTAAAGTTTGATGTTCTAATCCGAACTCATTTAGATACAAATATCGCAATAGGCCAAAAGAACGGTGAATATTTTATCAATGGCAATCTTTCGGATTTAAAATCAAATTTCAAAAAAGATAACTATAAATCTATAAATAGTGCCTTCAAGGCTGCTAGAGATCAAAATTTGCAAAGTATCGTTTTTGACTTTACAAAATCTTTCGCTGATCTAAATTTAATAGAGGTCAATCGCTGGGTGTTAAGTAACATAAATAAGGAAAGAGGAAAACAGTTTAAAGAAATTATACTGATTTACAATAAAAAAGCGGTTCGAGTAACCAGGGAATCCATATTAAAAAAGGAGCTTATAAAGGAGCTAGAAAAGCTAAAAGCCAACTCGTGAGAATTGGCTTTTAGGTAGAGGATTGCAATTGCTCGCGCTCCTCGATTGCAAATATATAAAAAATGTCAAACAAAATCCAAATACCCGATTTTTTCGCAATTGCTGAAGGTTTAAAAACCGACGCCAGGCGTTATGCAAAAGTATTCTGTCTGCAATGGTTCGATGATAGTTTCCAGAATCAAGGTTTTACCGATGCAGGTTTTCAGGCTTGGGAAAAGAGGAAAGAACCTGATCGCCGTTCCGGTGGTGCAATATTGATCGATACTACTTTTTTGCGTAAAAGTTTATCTGTTCTGGCTGAAAATAGAGATAAAATCCAATTCGGAACCCACGCACCTTACGCGTCATTGCATAACAACGGTGAACGAATGAGGGTTATTCAAAATGTTCGTGCTCACAGCAGAACCCGAAAAGGCAAAAGAGAACAAGTCAAAGCACACAAAAGGAAAATTGATACGAAGTACCCAAAACGTCAATTTATCGGAAAAAGCGAAAAAATGATGTCTGAGTTAGATAAATGGCTTTTAAACCAAATTTCAATACGATTTAAACAACAATAAAATGTCAATATTTAAAGTACTATACCTGGAATTATCCGAGTTGATTACAACCCAAATCCCCGAAATACAATGGTGTGATTTATGGAACTCACAAGTTTACAATTTAGAAAATGAACATCCGTTCCCTGCGCCAGCCGTATTTTTAGCTTTTCGCAGCAATCGTGTTGAGGATACAGGAGTTAAAACACAAAATGTGCAATTGCAAGTTGATGTTTTTCTGTTTTATGAAACTTTCGCAGACACCTATAGTGGAGCTTTCAACCAGACGGAAGCTCTACAGTTTCTCGACATGTTGGACAGTATTAATAAACTGCTACATGCAAGTACCGGTAATTCGTATAGTAACATGAAAAGAGTTTCATTCTCACCAATTGACACAGGTGGCGCGGGAAATCTTTATAATATCATGTATAATTGCGAAATTATGGATTATACGGCTGTGAAGGAATGGGATCAGGGCAAATTTTCCGATTTGCAGATTGACCCAAATATTGACAATAAGTATGTAGTTTAAGAAAACAGATCTGTTTGGTTATTGATGCTGTAATTCACCCTGTTGAAAACGATATTTTCAACAGTTTTTGTAGCTCTGTAGTATTTTTTAGCTACATAATTTAAAATGTATTCAGTAGAGTATTTTTGTACGCCAAACTCGCGAACATTACTCATTTTATCAAATTCTTTTTTGATATCTATATGTAAACGAACGGTATTTGCTTTAACTGCCATAAAAGCAAAATTATAAAAGTTTTTGACATAAAAAAAGCCCACTTTCTAGGTGGACTTTTTTTAATTTAATAATCAATTATGATTCTTTTATTCTCACAATTTCTCTTTTGATTTCTTTAATTCTATATTGCAATTCTTCATTAAGAGAAGGGTCAATTTTTATTGCATTCTCGCATGCTGATATTGCGTTATTATAGTGAACTTCTGATTTAACTATATAATCATTTCCTGTTTTATAACGGAAAATTATGCTAGCCAGTTCTTTTTCTGCTAGTGCCAAATATTTAAAAGCTGTAGCGTCATTAGGGTTATTATTTAGAATAGTATTTAAGTCGACAATTGCTGTTTTAAAATATTCTACAGGTGCATTTGCTGTTAAGGATGATTTTACTCTAATCCATCGAGCTTCAGGACTTATACCATTTAACTCTATTGCTTTTGTAGCATTATCATATGCTTTACGATACATACCAGATTCAAAGGCCCTTTGAGCGTTAGAATAAAATGAATTAAAATCTTGTGCTTTGGCAAATGATACAACCAATAGCAGTATCCCTATAAATACTTTTTTCATAACCTTAAATTTTACTCAAATAAACAAAAAAACATAATATAAAGGCAAAATAAGTAAAGAATTATTGTGTCTATAATCATTTGTCTATAAATTTTTATTTGCTCTTTTTTGTACTGAGCTATTGTTTTCCAATACTCAGCTTCATGTTGGTTTCTAATTTTCTGATGTTCAAAAACTAAATTCCATTTAATATTCTCTTGCTCTTCAGATATCATTACTCAAAGTTAAAATGTTGTGTAATTTTATTTTACGGAAATCCTTACTCTGAAGAAATTATTTTGGTTCCTTTAAACGGTATTAGATACGCCGCTTTAGGTTTGCCCTTTCTGTTTTTTTCGTAAAACATGATAGAATCATTTACGAATGTGATTTTATCCGTGTAATAAGACCTTTCTTTTGTTACCAATTTATAGTTTGTTGAAATGTAGGTCTTACATGATAAAAAGAATAATGCCAGTATTATTATTAAAATTGTTCTCATAGTGTATTAGATTAAAAATTAAAGGGGTTAAACTCTTTGCCGTTATCTGTGACAACAGCAACTAAACGGTCAGTATCTCCCTGAGAGGTCAAGTGCCAGATTTCGACTTTCTTCTGATCTTCAGATAAAACTGCCCTGTAAAAATCTTCAGCAAGTCCGACTGACTTTCTAGGGATGTCTTTAAGCTTATCTCTAAATGATTCCGCACAATATAAAAGTGAAAGATTACTATTTTCAAAGGAATCTCTGAGTTTTTGAACGACAGAGCTTTCGTAGTATTTGCTTTTATAGGACTTTATTTCTATTTGTAATGACATGATATTTTTTTTTAAGTGAATTCTAAATATTCATTTCTCTTGACTATGGTTGTTTTAAATGGAAATTTATCTTCAGGAACTTTCTTGATAGTTTGTATTAAAACTGTAGCTCCGGTGAACACAACCCTTTTACGGCCATCATACTCAATCTGTAAAGTCAAATAATCGGAGTTGGCTTTCTTTTTTGACGGTTCCACTTTGTAGGCGTGTACCACTATCAACACATTCAGTATTTCGTCTATCTTGATGCTTTTTCCTGCGAAGTGCGTTACTTCGCTTTGTATTCCTAAATCTGAAAAATTGGTCATTTGGATTTATTTTTTTTAATAGGTGTTTGGAATTACAGTGTTTTATCCATCCCATATAAGCAGCGATAACCGCAGGATCTTTTTTTGTAAAGGCTTTTGCTGCCCGTTTTTTTATTGATTTACGCAGTTTTGTATGGGTGTGGTAAAAGACATAACCAACAAAGTCAATTCCTCTTTTATCCACTGGAAAAACCTGGTAATTATCTTTAACCTTAAGTTTTAAATGAGTGTTTAAATACTGTTTAATGGCTGATAAAATATGGTGAAGTTGTATTTTGCTGTTTGACAGGATTACGATATCGTCAGCATATCTGAAGTAATACTTTATCCTTTGGTCTTCCTTTATCCAGTGATCAAAACCGGTTAGATAGAAATTAGCAAAATACTGGCTTAAATAGTTCCCAATTGGTATTCCCTCCGCACTGTCTATAATTTCATCCAGTAGCCACAACAAATCACGATCTTTAAACTTTCGCCGTAGAAGATTTTTTAAAATATGGTGATTAATTGATGGGTAGAACTTGGTTATATCGAGCTTTAAACAGTAGGTTGTTCCAGGAACATCGGCCAAAGCTTTCTTTACAGCTTTGGCGGCCGAATGTATTCCCTTTCCTTTTATTGAACTGTAGGTATCAGTTGTAAATAACTTTGTAAATATTGGCTCTAAAATGTTCATTACAGCGTGGTGAGTTATGCGGTCTGGAAAGAATTGCAGTTTTGAAACTATTCGTTCTTTCGGTTCGTAAACCTTGAAATTCGAATAAACCGAAGTTTCATAAGTTTTGTTCTTCAGCATTTCGTGAAGCTTCAAAATATTGCTTTCCTGGTTCCTGTTATGAATGATAACCCCTTTTTGTTTTGACTTCCCTTTCTGTGCTCTTTTATCAGCAAGCTGAAGATTGTCAATACTTATTATTTTGCTGTACAGATTATTGTATCTTTTCAAAGCCTTTGTATTATTGGGTCACTTTCTTTACAAGAACAGAATACTAATGACCCGTTAAAAATTGTGTTTTTTTGCCCTGTTGGCACGGTCTGCATTGAATTAATATTTTTACATGGTGGGAGCTGCAGTTCGTATTCGTGTTCCAGTTATCGACATTGTTCAACGACCAGCCCGAAGAGGGAGAACGACACAAAAACCACAGCATTCAACGCACGACCTTTTTATTTTACAAAACCTCTTTGATCAGTTCAGAGAAATTCTCCCATAAGTAACGTCCGATCGCTCTCGTTCTGAACACACGGCGGGAGCCGCAGTACGTAAACGTGAGCCAGCAATCGACAACGTTCAACGACCAGCCCGAAGAGGGAGAAAACTCGTACCAATTTTCATATTTAGCTTGATCTGTATCTGAGTAATCAGGAATCCAGGGTTTTTCCTGGTCTTCATTATTTAACGCTCTGATCACTACGTCCAACTTATAGTTAGCAATAATATTCGATCTGTCTTTTTCGTTTTCCAGGTGATCTACCACCGGCATTAAATTGATATCTAATCCCTCAGCTGCGAAAGCCTTTTCAATTGTGTTGATTGTTGATTGTGACATGTTTTTATTTGATTAAATTGATATAAATTTCTTTGAATGTTTCCCAAGCGTAGCGAGCGTGGTCTTTATCGATGAACGCCAGGCGGGAGCCGCAGCCCGTATACGCGAGCCAGCCACCGACAAGGTTCAACGACCAGCCCGAAGAGGGAGAAAACTCGTAAAAGTGGAAATACTTTGGCTGATTGCTGTTAGCCCAATTGATCACCTCTTTACTGTCCGCATTAAAACAACGACTGATAAGTAATGCCTGGCGCAGAGCATTTGCCGCAATGTCGTCTGGGTCTTCACTGTCGCAGATGTATTTTTTAGGATTAACCCCCATCTCCTTGCACACATCATCAAAATTTTTGATGCGTTCCATGATGTTTGGAACAAAGGTTTTAGCTCCGAAAAGAGTTTTCAAAAATTCTTTTCTTCCTGGCTTCGCTTTTTCAAAAGCCTTTAATACAGTGCCTTTCTCGGCTGTCAATGTTTCATTCATTTTTATTTGTTGTTTAAATTATTTACTTGTTTTTAATCAATGAATCCTTTTAATTTTAAAGTTCCTGGATCACAAAGCAAATTACCTGTAACAGTGTATACCCTTTGTTTTCCGTTTACTAATGGATCAGAGTGGAATGTTCTACCAACCAAACCTGATTTTGTTTCTACTATGTAACCTTGGTTTGTTTCGTTTAAAACTGCAAAGCGATTCATTTGCTTAAGAAACTCTAGCTCTTCATTTGATAGTTCCATTTTTAAAAGTATTTCTAGTTAATATTCATCGTTGTATCTTTTCTGATTTAGCCAGGTGACTAAATGTGCTTTGGCCTGTCCTGTTTTGTTTAAATGATTCTGATAGGCTTTATGGTTTAGAAAACATTTGATTTTATTATCTTCCGTGAGTTTGTTCCAGGCTTTTTCAGACGCTTCCTTTTTTACTTTCAAGTCCCAAATTTGCCAGAAAGCTTCAAAGGATAAATCAGGAGGTGATTTATCAATATCAAAGCGCTTCTTATACTTATCGAGTTTCATCCAGTTCTGATAAATCAGATTCTCTGTGGCTGGGAAGTTCGAAGAGTAGAGCCAGAACATCTGTTCATTGGTGAGCTGGCCATCTTCTATTTTAAACTCTCTTAACATGCCGGTTAAATCGTATTTAAAAAGCAATGTCAGTTCGAGTGTCTTCCCTTTAGCCCTAAAAATTGTTAGTGGTTCTGTCATTTCAAGAGATATTTAACAGGTTTAATGTCTTTGTGATTTGCTGCCAATTGAATCGCTTCTTTGCGTAACCTGGCATCAGTTTCGAAAATGCTCTCAGTCTTCAGTACCGGACGTCTCTTTTTTAGATTCTTATGCATTAGGCCAACTGTTGATTAATTGTTGCTGATATCCAGTTAATAGTATTACGATCATAATCTGAGAAAGGAAATTGATGCATTGACAATAAATACTGCTCTAAAAAATGAGCCTCGACAAGTTCTAGTGAGAAGTGATACTTCTTTATTTTTTTAGAGAACTTCGTCGGCTTCTTTACACTTAGCTGCCTTTTTTTGAACATTATTGTCGTATTGTCAAGTACACTTTTTGCGACTTTCTCAATTCGGTTGTTAACCGGAACTCTCGACGCTTGATCCAATGAATAGACCAAAGCACTAAGATGATTTTCTGTGAGGTTTAATGTTACTATGCTCATGTCAACATTCGGTTTTAGGTTCGCTTAGTTGTTTTTTACATTTCAAGCAGAATTCTGCTGTTTTTTCACATGTAGTCGTACTTTCTAGGACTCTTATTGCGGTTTCTTCGTGTGGACATTCTGCCGCTATTTTAAAATTCATCATTAGTGGTATAGTCCGCAGTTAGAACAGTAGTAACGACCATTTGCTTTTTTTACAGGCATTTCGATTTCGCATTCGAAGCAATGCAAGTCTCCCAGTTCCTCGATCTGTTCAGTATTAGTTTCAGTATTTTTAAACAATTTAATTAGCCAAACTGAGGTGCGGTAACCAATTAAAACAAGTAGAGCTTCTAGTGAAATAATTATTAAATATTCCATAACAATCTGATTTTAGTTTATATTGAATTTTTCCAATCCACAACACCGTCCAAGGCCTTAATGATTTTTGAAACTTCAGATGGAGTCATTTTTTTTAAAGGCTTTTTAACGGGTGATTTGGTACTTTTTAAAAACCTGTCAAACCACCCTGTCATGTCCGCAACTTCACCATGTCTTTCATTCTTTACAACAATGTTTGCTGCTCTCAGATTTGACTGGATTCGTTTGTGTTGACTGTTCTTTGAATCAAATAACCCCCAATTAACATCTGAAGAAAATTTCCCGCCCTGGACAATGTTTTGCAATTGTTGTTTTGGGCTTTGATAATCGTCGATTGCGGAACCTGTTCCGGTGTAGACGTATGGTGCTGATTTAACTTTCATCCGACACTAATTCTAATTGTTCGCACCAGACGTTATTAATTTCTATACCTGAATCGCTTTTGATATTTAGAGAAATATTGCTGTTGTTAGTTCTTCCCGTTATCGTCACAATTTCATCTTTTGGAATTTCTTCACCTGCGATATTTCTCTGTAGAGTGATAAGTTTCGCTTTCTTATTATCAAAAAAGTCTCTTCTTTTGTTCTTTAAAAATGTTGCTGTCATATTCCAGTATTGTGTAATTTTTGTTAATATTCCGTTTTTGTGTAATTTGATACTGAGGTTTTGTTTATAGATTGTTTTGATTCTAAAAGTTAACCACTCAACATAGTCGGCAATATCTTTCCGATTTAGTACTACCAGCAATACTGCTAGTAGTACTATAATGCTATTCGGATGCATTTATACTGGAAATGTTAAGCTCAACATTATTGTACTGTCCAGATTCATCCTTAACCCAAATCCTGAAATATGTTTTTGAGGTTGGTCTTCTAATTGCTTCTATAATGCAATCGCAGGCTTTTGTAAAGAGTTCGTTACCGACTCTTACTTTGTATTTGGTAATCTTCAGGACTTGCTTAACATCTAACTGGCCATTTCGCTGAGTTGAAAAAGCATCTTTGATCATGTCTTTTACAAATTCATTTTTACTCTCGATGTTTTCATTCAGAAACTGATCTAAATAATCTTTAGCTGCTAAAATGGTCAAGTCGTCAAACTTTATCGGTTCAGAATTAGATACTTCAATTTTGATGCTTCTATTGAAGTTGTACCAGGTGAAATTTCCTTTTGATTCCTTGATAATTTCTTTTGACTTCATAAAAGCGTCAAAAGCTTCAGCAGATGCTTCTTGAATTAACTTTTTAAATTCAACCAATTGTTTGTTTAATGACAAAGCGACTTTTAAAAGTTTGGCCGATGAGCGTTCAAATAACTTTTCAGTTGGAGTTATTCGGTTAAATGGAATTGAGGCGTTTGATTCATCAATCCAAATCGTATCTTTTGATGTGTGCGTTATTTTCATAATTATTTAAGTTATTTTTTGTGTGTTACTAAGTTGTATTTCTTCAGATTCTATTATTGTATACTGGATATTATATCTAAATCTGTCTCGGAGTTCTTTTATGGCTTCATCATCAGAATCATAATCATAGGAAACAATGACTGTTCTTTTTTTAGCATGGTACTCAAATCGACCTTTTATTTTTTGATGCAATTTGTACCGTCTATTTTGATCAGGAGTTCTGATTTTCGACCTACTCATTTGCCCAAGGGTTAGGTATTAAATTTGCCCAGGATACTTTGCCAAGTTTTTCCAAAGTCATTTGTACTTTTGCTTCCAAAGCAGGATTAACATTGTAGTATCTAATTTGATGCGGAAAATTATCCTTATTGATTTGCGAAAAGAGTGCGCCTCGTTCCTGATTTATGCAAATCCTTTCGGAAGTAGTGAAAATATAAATTTTGCCTTCCTTTTGGTTCCTGGAGCAGATCCAGAGAACATTGTGCAATGCTGCTAATCTTTCTTCTATAGTTGTTTTATCGTTCATGTTTAATAATGATTTTGGGTTTTACTTGCTTGCTTTTCCCGTAGGTTTCGCAAATCCTTTTGTATCAAGTATTGGTTCTCGTGGTTTGGATTATCTCTCAACCACTGTTCTAACTCACTTATTTTGTTGATTATCTGTTGTGGTGTCATATTTATGGGCTCAATTGTTTTTTATTAGTTATGTCCATCCAGTATTCGGCAGCTCCTTCTTCCCAAATTATGTAAGGCTCACCGCCTCCGTGTCGGCTCATGGGCAAAGCCTTAAATCCTTCAACTCTTATTTTTACATCGGCATCGTAGCGAATAAACTTTGCAATGTTGCCTAATGGTTCTTTTCCTTCAGCATGACTATTGAAAATAAATAGTACGTCTGTAAATTCTTCCTTTAGTTCGATGTATTGCCTCTTGGTTAGTCCTGTGTACTGAAAACTGTCAATAAAAACAAAATGTGGGTGTTTCTTTTTTCTTAATCTAATTTTCAATTCTTCAATTGGCTCGCGATTCAGAAGAATGAAATTCTTACGAACACTTTCCTCATCCATACCTGCATCAATGATGTTTCTTTGCATCGACAACCTAGCACCCTCTTCTAATGTATTGTAAGCTACTTTCCCATGTCCGGTTAGCTCTTTTGACAACCACATTAGAAACCTTGATTTTCCATGTCCTGAATTACCCCATACAAACCAAACTCCATTAGCTTCAGGTGTTCCTATGCATTTTTTAAACTTTGGCGAAAGCTCTAGTTTTTTGAACTTCTTGTTTTTTAGTTCCGAAACTGAAACAGCTCTGTTAATCTTCCTGGCTTGTGTCATTCAGTTTTTGTTTTAAGGCGTGTATTTTCCTTTTTACTCTTCTCAAATCAGACTCACAATCATCCCAAACCATTTTTATCTGAGATTTATCTTCAATTCCATTAGCCATACATACCTGAGAAACATCTGTAAAACCAATTCCTTTTAGTTCTATACATTTTCTACCAATACGGCTGTAAATTTCTTTGTAGCCCTTTTTATTGATTTTTAGACCTCTTTTTATGCGCTTGTCTAAATGATCAGTTGCGCAAAGAATAATCCCGCAATAGTCTTCCAACTTGTTGTAAAGTGTAATAAAGAAGTATAAGACCTGATCTGTTAATTTATCAGCTTCGTCCAATATGATCAATGGTTTATTTTTTTTCAGGATTTGGTTAACTGCTTCTTGCATCATTTCCGAAACAGTTAATCCGGAACAGTCACGCCCCATAGTTTGAAGTAGCTCCTGAAGAAAATATTTTTTGTTCCAAAATTCAGAACAACTCAAACGATAAACATTTTCATTACTCAAAGTATATTGCTCGATTGCTTTAGTTTTTCCACTTCCAGCATCGCCAACGATTGCAAAAACATTACTGTGAAGTTGGGCATCAGCAAAAAAGCGATTCAATAATTTAAAATCTCTAGTTTCAACTAGTACCCATTCATTTGGTAGAGATTGTTTGATTTGGCTTTCGATGTTTCGCCACATATCTTCGGCAACTAATTCTGTCTTGCCTGTAAGTATTTGTGATATAGTAGCAGCGCTTACACCATTAAGAGAATTTGCAGCTTTGTTTTGAGAACCTTTCTGCTGGCAGAAAAGGCGTAAAGATTCAGTTACTTGTTGTTTTTGAGTAGCATTCATTATTTTGTCTGTTTTAGTTTTACATTAAATCTGAAAAATCATCATCATCTATTGTCGTGACCATATTGGACACATTTTTTTGAAATTGGCCGATGTCGTCGACAGTCTCAGGCTTACCTTTTTTCTTTTTCTTGGTTTCAATTCCCATAAGCTTTGGACTTACTAGTCCATAATCTTCTGGCCTCATTTTATGCTGTTCTAAAATGCTGTCCACTTTGTCGCGAGCTTCAATCCTAAGACGTTTGTTTTCTTTATCGATTGTTCTGAAAAATTCTGCTTCCCAATCTTCTTTCTCCTGCTGTGATCTATGTATTTCTACTTTTGTTTCAGCTGAGCACACGCGTCTTAATCCTAGCGGTGTGTTTTCATACAATTGAATCAAAGTCATATCATCAGGGTCATACTTTACAATGAATTTCTTATCGATATTCTCACGTAACCAAACCAAGTCTGGCATCCTGTCTTCATTATAGACCATGTAATTGTATTCGGTCTTTTTATCAGTAAATCCAATGCCGTATGCGGTGCAGGTAACAGGTACATCGCGCTGAATCCAAAACATGTCCATCATATCCCAAATATTGACCTCAGGCGTTGCAGGATTTGAGCTATTCAAATACATTTCAAGACGTGGCTTTCCTGTTTTTGGGTGTTTCCCTTGGTTCCATTCCTCACGACGTTTTTTGTATGTCTCTTTGATTTCTTCCAGAGAAGGCAGGCTCTTTTTGTTTGCCAGAATAAATTCCATGTTTGCCTTGCTTTCCGCTTTTTTGGCTTGGATGTTCTGACCTGTAAAAAACCAATCCTGCTTTAAATACTGCTGTTGAAATCTCGCGAACGCATTTTCAATAGTTTTCGATTTACCATTGTATGGTGCGGTTCGGGTTGTAATTCTGGCCAGTTTTCCTAAGAAGCTTTGTGCCTCAAGTTTTTTCGTTCCGCCCTGATTATCAAATTTGATCTCGTAAGGTCTGTGTCCTGAAATTTGCAGCGCCATTTTGTATGCGTGATACTGAGCTTCAAAATTTTCGCTGTCCGAAATGTGATAACCTATAAACACTTCGCTGTATGTGTCAAACACTTCATAAACCTGTGTCGTTTTCACTTTTCCGTTTTCCTGATAGTAGTAATTCAGTTTTGTACCGTCAGAATACCATAGTGAATCTCTCGAGCTTGGTAGTATTGTACTCTGCTGATAGCTATATTTCTCTTTAGATTTCAACTCACCGTGACGATAGCCATACCATAGCGGTTCAATTTTTGGATCAGTTAGAAAATTTATTAATGACTGTTCGGTTTTTAGTTCCTTCCACTCCTGAGTTTCCGCCATTTGGTTATACTCCCTTAAAAGTTGCGTGTAACCTGTGCATTTTTTTACCCTATCACACCATCGAGCTAAAACCCAAGATTTGGCTTCATCATTCAATTTTTCTGAGTTTTTGTGTCCAAATCCGCTATGGATTAGAGACAAATAACCGTTCTTCATATATAAATTGAACTTGTCTCGTAATCGTTTTTCGTTGCTCGGCAATGAATGCGGGTATGTGTGGCGCGGCAGTTCTTTTAAAATTGGCATTATCTTCTCCCATGGTTTAACTTTAGAGCCTAGGGCTTTTCGACGGCTCATTGTTGAGTTTAGAATCGCGCCGATAGCATTTAAAACCTGTGCATTGGCAATGTATTCTTTAATATTCTTTTCAGGTAGCGGGTCGCCATTGTCTAAAGTATAATCTTTAAAAAACCTGTTTGCGGCATCATCATAATTAATGTAATCCGTAAAAATGATATGGCTCGCTTTAGCTGGTTCTCCTAATGCTTCGATCACCAAAGCTTGATGTTGTGGTTCTAAACTATCAAAGGCAACATAAGCCGTATTTCCTTTTCCTTTTCCTTCTTTAGTGCGTTTTAATTTACCTCGTTGGCAGTGCGACATATATGTTGCATATGCCATCAATGATAAATCATCATAAAGAAGCCGAGCAGGTATTGATAGTAGGTTTGAATGGTATTGGTACATAATTTAAACGGTGTTTAAATGGTCTTTTATTTGTTCCCGCCTGGTACTCGAAACCAGGAGTGTGCCACTCGGGAGGAATTACTATATTTACCGTCTCACTTATAAATACTAGTAATATGTTGCCTTCTTATGTTTTAACTGTCGACATTAAAGTTGATAGCCGATTAATTTCTTTTGAGCTATTTCGAGAGCGAGTTTCTCAAAGTCTGGTTTCCCTTGAGGTGTTGAAGGGAGCTTTTGACCGGTCTCCTTGCACCATATCGTATTATCCTCACGACGTTCAACAGTCCAAACACGAACATCCCGAATGGTCTGCGCGAGGCGTTGTAATGATTTCTGTGGGAATACAGAGAGGTGAGTATCTGGTTGGTCTTTATGAATCAATTGCTCGTTTGATTGAATTTGAGCTTCCAGACTTTGAAGTAAAGGCGGAGACCAGTAAATTTTCTTTTTCATAATTATGTAGTCACATTATTAACCTCCTCATTATTTTTTATTTCTTCCTGTAATAGCTCTAATGCTCTTGCACGAATTTTTTGTGCTACCTCAGAGTTATTGAAATATCTTAATGCAGCATAAATCGTTTGTCGAGATACCTGGCTAAATTCTTTTTGGATGATCTCATGGTGAGTTCTTGCTAAATTGATTGATTTCATTGCCTATGTTTTTTTTATATTTACTTTTGTAAAGTGTTATTGTTATTTTGTTTTACAAATATATAAACAATAGTCTAATTACAATAAAATATTTAAACAATTTTCTAATTTTTTTATGAAAGCAATCGAAAGAGTTAAGCAATATATTGATTTTAAAGGTTTTAACAATAGTTCTTTTGAGAAAGAAATTGAACTATCAAACGGCTATATTGCCACTCAATTGAAACGAAATGCTGATCTAGGTGAAGGAATATTGAATAAAATATTAGACAATTGTTTAGATGTGAGCCCAGAATGGCTACTTACCGGTAAAGGAGCAATGTTAAAAGGTGATTTAAAACTTAATAAAGAATCTTCTACTCAAATCCTACGTGAAGAAAAGAAATTAATACCCTTATATGATGGTGTGGCAACTGCCGGAACTTACGAAGCGGCTATTCTGGACCCAACACAACAAGCAGCAGAGATGATCGATGCGGGTGATTGGTTTCGTGATGCTACGGCCGCAATGCGTGTTCATGGTGATAGTATGTATCCAGAATACAAGTCCGGGAGTATCGCAGCTTTAAGAGAAGTTAAAAACAAAAGACTTGTTGTGTATGGTCAAGATTATTTAATTGAAACATCTGAGTACCGTGTTATCAAGAGATTACAAAAAAGCGAATATCCCCAGAACTGGCTTGCTTGTTCTGTAAATGAAGAAAAATACGAAGGTACTGGAAGGCTTATTCATGAACCTTTTGATGTTCATATAGATGATGTCATTAGGTTGTATCAAGTTCTCGGAAATGTGAAACGTAACCAGAGTAGTACAGTTATTCATGCCAACGGGAAAGCTAAAAACTAA